GCCATTGCAGCAGCACTGGGCGGCACACAACCACAGTGTCAGCAGTCCGAGGAGGAATTCTCCATGATGGAAGCTCAGGCTGCCTACGACTATGGTGAGGATCACAGTGAAGATCGTCACACATTTGATATCAAGGACTACAACTTCAAAGGCAAGGCTGATCTGCCCGAACGTCTCACCAGTGCCAGATTTGGCAGCAATCCGCTCAAGAGTGAGATGAAGGAAAGTGTGCAATTGCAGAAGTTGCGGGAGCAATATGCACAGTTTTTGAACGAAACTGATGTGAATGATGCTGGTGCAGCCAGCCCACTCACTGCTGACAGCAGAGATGAATTTGACAAGGATCCTCTTGCATCAGAACCCACAGTGGACGATGGTACCAGAAGCCCCCTCAGCAAGATTGAGAGGCAAACTCTTCCGAGGTAGTCAGTGCTGATAACACCCAAACAAATTGTAACCATCAACGTTCTCTACTATAGACCCGATTATACCAGCCTGTTGCAGGAATTTGTGTGGAGCCTGGATGATCATGTTCCAGAGCTCACACGCACACACCGATTCCTCTGGCACTGGAAACACAATATTGATGCTGTGATAAAAGAAATAGTGCTGGGAGTGAATGCCCAGCACTACAACAGCTATCAGAGTGTGGATCAAATACTCAAATTGCACTAGCATGGCCAGACAACCCAACAACGAACCCACCATAGTCAAAGCTCCTCATCAAAAACTCAGACTCACTGCTCATCAGAATGCAGAGTTTTTGAGATGTGCTCTGGATCCAGTTTACTTTATCAAAACCTATGCATGGGTTCAGCATCCAGTCAAGGGCAGACTGCCATTTGAGCTCTATGACTATCAGGAAGACATGGTTCGCACCTATGCCAACAATCGTCAAGTGGTGGCAATGTGCAGCAGACAGCTGGGAAAAACAGCCACAGCTGGTGCATTTATTGTGTGGTTTACCATATTCCAGAATGATCAGAGTGTGCTGATTGCAGCCAACAAGTTCAAAGCTGCCACTGAAATCATGGACAGAATCCGCTATGTGTATGAGAATCTGCCAGATTGGCTCAGACCTGGTGTGGTCACCTACAATGTGCAAAAGATTGTTTTTGACAATGGCAGCAAGATTGAGAGTACCACCACCACTCCTGATGCAGGCCGAGGCAAGAGTATCAGTTTGTTGTTCCTGGACGAGTTTGCATTTGTGAGCAAGAGAATTGCAGAAGAGTTTTGGACAGCCATCAGTCCCACCCTGGCCACTGGTGGTAAATGCATCATCACCAGCACTCCCAATGGCGACGAAGATGAGTTTGCCAAAATCTGGTATGGTGCAAATCGAACACTCAACGAATTTGGTGATGAACTGCCGGATGGTCTGGGAGCCAATGGGTTCCGGGCATTCAGGGCCACCTGGGATCAGCATCCAGACAGAAATGAAGAATGGGCTCGCAAAGAGCGTGCCAAGATTGGCTATGAGAAGTTTGCCAGAGAATATGACCTACAATTTATCACAGCTGACAGCACACTGATTGACAGCAAAACACTGGCCACACTGCAAAGCCAAGAGCATGTGTTCAAAACTGGGGAAATACGCTGGTGGGAGAGGCCTCAGGCCAATGGCATCTATCTGGTCAGTTTGGATCCCAGTGCTGGTGTGGGTCAGGACTTCAGTGCCATACAGGTGTGGCGTCTGCCAGAAATGACTCAGGTGGCTGAATGGATGCACAACCGCAGCAGCGTGGCGCAGCAGCTCAAATGTGTGATTCAGATCTGCCAATTCCTGGACAGAGAACTCAGAAAGATGGACCAGCAACTGGGAGAACCCGAGTTGTTTTGGACCTTTGAGAACAACAGCTATGGACAGAGTGTGATTGAATTGTTGAATGAGGTGGGGCTGGAGAGTATTCCTGCACAGCTCATGAACGAACCTGGCGCAGCCACTGGAAATCGCATGCGCAGAGGCATGAACACCAACGTAAAAACCAAGAGTCAGGCTGTGACCAAATTCAAAAGTTTGATTGAAACAGATCGCATGACCATTCGCAGCAAGCCACTGATCAGCGAGCTCAAAAACTTTGTGAGCAAGGGAGACAGTTTTGCTGCCAAAAGTGGTGATCATGATGATCTTGTGAGTGCCACATTGTTGATTGTTAGAATGAGTCAGCTGGTGGGCAAGTGGGACGATCGCACAGCGCAAAACATCATGGACAACGATCTCATGGACATACAGGGCCTGGTGGAGCCCATGCCAGTGAGCATGGGCAGTTGGTGACTGACATAAATAACCCAAACATGGACGATCAAAATGCCAACCACCTCTGACGCTGCAAATGAATGGATTGCTGGGGAGATCTTTGATATTCTCAGCGGTCTGGGACACCGAGTGTTCATGTATGATCAAACTGGCGAGCGAGTGTTTGATCCCCCCAAAAGCAACCGCCTGTTCAGTACTGATGCCAAAATGATGGTCACCCTGGGCTGGACCAAGGGCAAGCCAGCCAGACCACTTGTGACTGTACACACCAGTGATGCCACTGATGCCAAAACTGTGGAGGCAATCAGAGCTCCGTTGCGAAAGCACAATCTATATGATCACAGTTTTGATATTCGCCCCTATGGCAGAAACCTAGAACCCAAGATGTTTGCACACATGAACAAAACAGAAGTAACCGAAAGCGCCTGGACTGGCAGCACTCGCACCAGCAGATGGTGCATTGGTGAGACTCAGGTTGTGATCAGACACAACCAAAAACTCATGGACAGTGATCACACCCGTCGCTGGACCAGAATCAGAGACATCTTCATTCATGGCCAGGATGGCACCAGATACAAATGTCCCTGGAAACACATACTGGGAGCACGAGCACTGGCTCAGCACATGAATCAGCAGGGACAGCCCTGGGACACAGCTGGTCAGGCTGTGCACACACTGATCACTGCTCTGCTACAGATGCGCAAGCTCAAAAACTGGTGCATGCAGCACAGACCAGATGTGATTGATCAGGTCAGTCAATTGCAACAGCAGATCAAACAACTGCTCAAGAATGTGAGTCAGGATCACACCTATCCCACAGCCATTGATCAGGCTCAGCAGCTGAGTCAGGCATGGGCTGTGGATCCCCAACAACCATCAGGCAGCTGGCCCAGTGACATGCCCCAGGCTGTGGCTGGCATGGTTGCTGCTCTGCCCGGATCTGATCAACCTCAACCAGGTGAGTTCAGAGAAGGTGCAGAACTGGATAGATGGTTTGATCAGTTTTTGATGGAAAACATCTTTGGTGAAGACCACACAGCTGATGTGGCTGCTGCCATGGCAGATTCAGGCAGTGATGATCCTCGTGATGTTCTCAGCAGTCTCACCAAAAATGTGGTTGGCTGGAGCAGCCGATTTGAGCAGGATCCTCGATCAGTGTTGGACAGCCTGAGAGCAGCCATGGAAAAAATCAAAAATATCTCATAAAATTATTTGATATTTGACCTCAAATACTAAATACTTTGTCAGCAGCGATGAAACATTCGCTGCTGTCTTTAAACATAATGGCACACAAGTGGCACACAAGCAAGGAACCTACAACAATGGCACTATCACTAGCAGAAATTCGCGCACGACTCATGGAACAACAAGCCAAGAAGGATCGTGGAAAAACCGGCACAGGTGGCGATAACGCAACCTATCCTTTCTGGAACAATTCCGAGGGTAGCACAGCAACAATCCGATTCCTCGAAGATGGCGACACCAGCAATGACTACTTCTGGGTGGAACGTCTGATCATCAAGCTGCCATTCAGCAGCATCAAGGGTCAACCCAGCAACGGCAAACCAGTGGAAGTACAGGTACCCTGTGTGGACATGTGGAAGCCCAACAGCTGCCCCATCAATGCCGAAATCCGCCCCTGGTGGAAGGGTGGCAAGGATCTGGAGGAAATGGCACGCAAGTACTGGCGCAAAAAGAGCTTTTTGTTCCAGGGTTTTGTTCGCACAAATCCCAATGCGGAAGATGCAGCCAATGCTCCTGAAAATCCCATCCGTCGCTTTATGATCAATCCATCAGTGTTTGATCGCATCAAGACTGTGTTCATGGATCAGGAAATTGAGAACAGCCCAGTGGGTCACACCAATGGTCTGGACTTCAGACTGGTCAAGGGCACCAAGGGTCAGTATGCTGACTATGGACAGAGCGCCTGGGCTCGTCGTGAGAGTGCTCTCACTGATGAGGAACTGGCAGCAATTGAAAAGCATGGTTTGTTCAACCTCAGCAACTTCCTGCCCAAGAAGCCAGATGAGGCGCATCTCCAGGCCATCGTGGACATGTTCCATGACAGCGTGGACGACAAGCCCTATGATCCTGACAAGTATGCTCAGTTCTACAAGCCCTATGGTTTGAAGACTGATGATACAGACTCAGCCAACAATGAGCGCACAGTCACCAGCGTCAAGCCAGCTGTGAACATCCCCACTCGCAACCTCAACATCAGTGCTCCACGAGCTCAGGTTGAAGAGGCACCGTTTGATGGTGGCACAGTGGTGACCACTGCGGCTGCTGATCCAGCCAAGAAGCTCACCAGCCCAGAAGATATTCTGGCTGCCATTCGCAAGCGCACTGCTGCCAAGAGCTAACAGCATCAAGGGGGTTGATAATCAACCCCCTTGTGCACATCTGTGCAACAACTGCACTATTCAAAATATGAACATTCAGCAATGGCACAATACTATTGTGCCATCTAGCTCAGTGTTCCCGACAGAAAATCCAGCAAGGATAGTCAATGACCAAAACTTTAGATTTATCAAAATTCAGAAAAGACATCACAAAAAACATCCCAGGTATGAGCTTGGGCTTCCGTGATCCCAAGGTGTGGATCAGCACAGGCAATTATGCACTCAACTATGCCATCTCAGGCAGGTTCAAGGAAGGTGGCATCCCTCTGGGCAAAGTAACCATGTTGGGTGGGCAGAGTGGTTCAGGCAAGAGCTTCCTGGCATCAGGCAACGTGGTCAGCAATGCACAGAAGAAGGATGTGTTTGTGGTGCTGATCGACACAGAGAATGCACTGGATGAAAGCTGGCTCAAGGCCCTGGATGTGGACACGGCAGAAGACAAGCTGCTCAAGGTCAACATGGCCATGATTGATGATGTGGCCAAGCTGATCTCAGACTTCATGAAGGACTACAAAGCTCAGTATGCTGCCATGGATGAAGATCAGCGTCCACGTGTGTTGTTTGTGATTGACAGCCTGGGCATGATGCTCACACCCACAGATGTGAATCAGTTTGAAGCTGGCGATCTCAAGGGCGACATGGGTCGCAAGCCCAAGGCACTGGCAGCACTGGTGAGAAACTGTGTGAACATGTTTGGTGAGTATGATGTGGGCATGGTGTGCACCAACCACAGTTATGCAAGCCAGGACATGTTCAATCCTGATGATGTGATCTCAGGTGGTCAGGGTCCCATCTATGCCAGCAGCATCGTGTTGGCCATGCGCAAGCTCAAGCTCAAGGAAGATGAGCAGGGCAACAAGCTCACAGGTGGCGAAGTCAGCGGCATCAGAGCACAATGCAAAATCATGAAGACCCGCTACAACAAGCCTTTTGAACAGGTGGAAATCAAGATTCCCTATGAAACAGGCATGGATCCCTACAGTGGGCTGTTTGATCTGTTTGTGCAGAAGAAGCTGTTGACCAAAGAAGGCAACAAGTGGTCATACACCTGTTTGGATGGCACACAGATCAAACAATTTGAGAAGCCTTGGCAGAGAAATGAAAATGCATGTTTGGAACGAGTGATGACAGAGTTTCATGCTCAGATGGACAAGCGTTATCTGAACGCAGATGATGCAGCAGACGCAGACACCACACTACAAGAGTCTGAATAACTCCATGCAAGTGTTGCGCAGCCAGCTGGATGCCAGCGTGAACTTTGTGGAAGCCCAGTTGGTGGGCTTCCTGGAGAGCCGCTATGTGAGGCGTGAGCCCAGATACTTTGTGGCATACCTGAGCAGCCAGACTGGCTGCAACAGGGGCTGCGGTATGTGTCATCTCACAGTCACAGGTCAGACTCAGTTCAAGAACGCCGACCAGTCTGACTTCCTGTCACAGTATGATGTGATCCTGCGTCACTATGCGCAGGATGCGCCTGCACCTGTGGTGCACATCAACTTCATGGCACGTGGAGAAGCCTTGGCCAACCCCACCATAACTGAAACCAGCACAGAACTGCTGAGTGCTCTGCATGCCCGGGGCAGAGATTTAAACTTGCACACCAAGTTCAACATGAGTACCATCATGCCTGTGACATTGAAGAAGAGTCTGGTGGACTGCTTCCCACTTGTGACTCCCACCATCTACTACAGCATGTACAGTGTGGATCCCACATTCCGCCGCAAATGGCTGCCAGCAGCAATGAACGTGGATGCAGCCCTGGACTTGTTGTATGAGTATCAGTATGTGACCAAAAAGATCATCAAACTGCATGGTGCATTTATTGCAGGTGAGAATGATCATGTGGATCAGGTGCATGACATGATGCAGGCTGTGAACCAGAGAGGCATCAGGGCAGAATTCAACATTGTGAGATACAATCCATATAGTGCAAGCCAGGGCACAGAATCAGCAAACCTGGAAGGCATTCAGGAAGTGATCAGATCCTACATGCCCTGCAAGCTGATCACCCGTGTGGGATCAGATGTGGCTGCAAGCTGTGGTACATTTGTGGAATGATTCGTGTTGCATGCAGCCACCCCAATATAATCTATGTGACTGTGAGCGACATGATGGGCGGTCAACAGTTATATGTGGGTGTTATGCCTGACATACTTGACACTATCAACTGGGTACATCAATATAAACAGCAACTGGAACGTGAACAACAAATCAGAGCCAATGATCCAGTGGCACAAGAACTGTTCACTCAGTATGAAACCTATCTTAACATTGCCTACAATAAATAGGCCAACCTTGCAGAGGACAATCAAACATGGAAATTGATGCAAAAACTGTTGCTGATTTGTGGGAAACAGTGAAAGAATATGTGCCAGTGCCCAAGAGGGAAGAACTGGTGCTGGCAATGCTGAATGTGTT